GAGGAGGATCGCGACGAGTATCACATAGACAGAGAGCAGATCCGCGAAGACCAGGAAGGCGATCTGGAAAGCGGCACAGAGCCTGGCGATCGTGATACGGACGACATTTCCGAAAAGTTGAAAACCCTGGAGGCCGAAAACGAGAAGCTACGGCACTCCGATGCTTCACAGCGCGGGCGTTTGGGCGCCTATCAGCGACAGATCAACGACCTTCAGCGCAAAGCCCAAGAGCAACAGTCGGCGAAACCCACCGACGAAAACACCGGGAAGCCCCAAGACGACAACCAGCAGCGCCAAGGAATGGCGGAATCCATGGGAATGGAGGACTGGGACGAGTTTAAGGAAGACTTCCCGGATATGGCGCGAGCCTTTGAGTCTCGTCTGAAAGCAGACCAGGCCAAGCAAGCGCAGTTAGAGCGGGAGATCGCAGAAATACGGTCGACCGTGCAACCCATCCAAGAACAGGCCCATCAGCAACAACTTCAGTCAGAGTATGCCCGCCTTGAAAGCCGGCATGACGATTGGCGAGAAGTGGTCAATGCGCCCGAGTTTCAGGAATGGCTGCAGTCTCAGAACCCATCGATCCAAGGCCTCGCAGAATCCGAAAACGCCGATGATGCATCCGCGTTACTGGACTTCTACAAGGGTGGACCAAGTGCGGGATCTGGAGACGGACGCGCCAAAGAGCGCGATAAGCGTCAGAACCGTCTGGCCAATGCTCAAACCGTAAGCCGCCGAGGAACGGCGACCCGGGGCGCAGCGCCTGACGATTTTGAGGCGGCCTTTGATTATTACGCCGATAAAAAATCCCGGCGACGCTAATACCACCTTTTGCTAAACCTTTGATTGGAGTAAACCATGCCTATTACCTCTTACGGTGACATCGGCCAGCGTACTGCTGGCTGGGCCGCAAACGAAATGCTGGATCACGCAGAGCCGATCCTGGTTCTGTCCAAGTTCGGTCAGTCTAAGCCGCTGCCCAAGAACAAAGCCGACACGGTAAAGTTCCGTCGTCCGGTACCGTTCGCGAACATCACTGTCCCGCTTTCTGAGGGCGTCACGCCGTCCAGTCAGCAGATGGATTACGAAAACGTGACCGTTCAGATCAAGCAGTGGGGCGCCTGGACCGAGATTACCGATTACGTCAACGACCTGTCCGAGGATCCCGTCCTGGCCGATGCGTCCATGCTGTGCGGCGAGCAAGCGGCAGAGACTGTGGAGTATCAGACCTGGGGCGCTATCCGTGCCGGTACCAACGTGTTTTACGCCAACGGCACAACCCGGGGAGGCGTAGACAGCGTTTACACCCTGGCCAAGCAGCGCGCTGTTACCCGCTCGCTCAAGGGTAACCGGGCCAAGAAAGTGACCAGCATGGTCGCCAGCACCACCAACTACGGCACCGAGCAAGTGGACGCTGCGTTCATTGCCTTCGCGCACACGGACCTGGAGGCGGACATTCGCGATATGCCCAACTTTACGCCGTGCGAGAAGTACGGAAGCATGAAAGCGCTGCCGTATGAGATCGGCAAGGTTGAGGACGTGCGCTATATCCTCTCCCCTGTGCTGGATAGTTTCGCGGATGCAGGCGGCACAGCGGCCACCAATGGCGTGGTATCCACCAGCGGTACCAGTGCAGACGTTTATCCCATCGTTATTGTGGGCAAAGAGTCCTACGGCCTGATCCCGCTGAAAGGCGCAGGCGCTATCACGCCCAAGGTGTTGAACCCTGATACCCCGCGTGGCGGCGATCCCCTGGGTCAGCGTGGCTCTGTAGGCTGGAAGGCTTATTACGTCTGCAAGATCCTCAACGAGGGCTGGATGGCCCGAATCGAAACCGCAGCGTCAGCGCTGTAAAGCGGATTATCTAGCCGTAACTCAAAAGCCCTGGCCTTGTGCCGGGGCTTTTGATGAATATCAAGCCGTTCGGGAGAACCGCAATGAATGAAGTTAATACCAGCAGCATGAGCCGTGAAGAATTGGAATCCACGGCTTCCGATCTTGGCGTTACCTATCCCCACAACATTTCCGACGACAAGCTAAGCGCCAAGATCGATGCAGCCTTGGGCGGCACGGTCAAAAACGATGGCGACGGCAACACAGCGACAAAGGATCCGAAAGTTATTACCGCCGACGGTGCAGCGCCTGCCGATAAAGAGCGCAAGTTTGAGATCCTGATCGCCACTCACGACCGGGACAAGCAGCCGGTTCAGCTGGGTCTGAATGGTCGCAGCATCGTGATCCAGCGCGGCAAGAAGGTGATTGTCACCCAGTCCGTGAAAGAGATCCTCGAACACGCCGAGCAGTTCGTCTACGACGCAGAAATGAACCGCCAGAGCATCCAGAGCTACCCGTTCCAAGTCATTCGTGAAGTCACTGACAAAGGGTAATCCATGACCTTCTTGGATCTGTGCCAGAGTTTAAGACAAGAAGTGGGCGCAGCCGGATCTGGCCCGGCCAGCGTTCAAGCCCAGCATGGTGAATACGCCCGTCTTGTCAGCTGGATTCAGCAGGCCTGGCGGGAAATTCAGCTAAGCCGCGAGCGATGGCTCTTTGCCTGGGCCGAGGCCAGCATCAACGTGGAGCCTGAGTTTCGTACCTATTCTCCGCCGTCAGATCTGCGAGTGTGGGACGAGGGCACGATCCGGTGCAATGGTCTGCCGCTGAAGGTACTGACCTGGCCGGAGTTTCGTGGCCGATTTGCTCAGGACAGCGAACAGGTAAGTCCCAGTTTCGTCGCTCAAAGGCCTGACGGCGTCCTGGTGCTGGACACTACGCCCGAGACTTCCGGAGAGATTGCCTTTGAGTATTGGCGAACGCCGCAAGCTCTGGCGTTGGGCGCAGACGTGCCGAGGCTTCCAGATCAGTACCACCTGGTTATCGTCTACCGGGCCATGCTGTTTTACGGGCTTTATGAGAACGCGCCTGAAATGGTGCAGGCTGCACGATCCGGTGAGGCCGGATTGCACCGGGATATGACTCAGACCCAGTTGCCTATTGCCGAATTCGCGGGGCCGCTGGCATGAGCAAATCCGCTTATATCAAGTTTGGTGGAGGCCTGGACCTGGTGACACCAGAACGTCAGATGGGGCCAGGCACCCTGTTCACTGCGGTCAACTATGAATGCCCGGTAACCGGCGGTTATCGTCGCGTCCAGGGCTATGCACAGATAGGGCCGCAAGTGCCAGGGACTGGCCCGGTCCTGGGTGTGTACACGTTCTACGACCGCACTTACGCGATCCGCGAAGACCTGGCCGGGACCACCGCTACGCTGTACCGGCTGAGCGTCGATGAAACGATGTGGGAGTTAATGGGCTCTGGATCCGAGCTGAACGCAGGTCGCCATGAATTTGACGAGGGCAACCCCTACGCTACGGATGCCGGTACCGCACTTTACGGCGTGGGCGGAGGTAAGCCCTTTGAGTTGCAGCAGGATGGAACCTTGACCGTGCTGGCCAATGCGCCAACCGGTGCGACCATGATTGCGCTGCATCAAAATCACCTGTTCCTGGGGATCCGAGCCGGAAGCCTGCAGCATTCCAACATTGGCGATCCGGCGGGCTGGGATGCCGCAACCGGAGGCGCCGGAGAGATTGGCGTAGGCCAGACGCTCACCGGCCTGGTTAAGGGTATCGGCGGAGTTCTTCACATTGGCACTCGGGACAGCATACAGACGCTTAGGGGCACCAGCAGCGCCAACTTCGCACTAGAGACAACCGTTCCAGGTGTAGGGGTTCGGCCCTTTTCTGCCCAATCACAAATGACGCCATACTTCGTGACCGAGCGAGGGATCACCACGCTGCAGGCTTCACAGCAGTACGGCGACTTCACACCCATGCAACCAGGTCGATTCGTGGAACCGCTGTTTTCCCGCGATGGCCTGGCAGATCGGGTCGTATGTTCGAGCATTTCGCGCAGAAAAGCGCAGTATCGCGTGTTCTTCGACAACGGCACGATTCTTCTGGTCAGCCCTGGCGGCATTACGCAGGCAGTCATTGATCACCAGGCAAGCGTTGCAAGCTCAAACGAATTATCGACAGGCGAGGAAGTGCTGCTAATGGGCGACACACAAGGTTGCGTCTTCCGGATGGACTTTGGCAACACGTTCAACGGATCGCCCATCAAGGCGTTTATGACAAGCGCGTTTACCGATCTCAAGAGCTCTGCCACCCGCAAGCGCTTCCGGCGAGCCTTCTTTGACGTGCGAAGCGGCAGCCAGGCGCGGATATGGGTCCAACCTGATTTCGATTACGGCAGCACAGAAACGTCCATGCCGAGGCGCGCTCCGATCGATTACAAGCTGGGCGGTGGTTTTTGGGGCGCCGATCACTGGAACGACTTTCGATGGTCTGTTCCTGTTATGGGCGAGGAAGCCATCGATGTAACCGGCAGCGGTACCAGCATCAATTTTGCCATTTTCTCTGAAGACTCAAGCGAGCCTCACGAGATCCTTGGTTACGATCTTTATTTTGACATTCGGAGAAATCGCCGTGGCTGAAAAGGTTTATTACGATAATTCCGACGAAGGACAGCGCTTTCAGAGCGCGACGATCGCTGAAGCTGAAGCCGTTGACGAAAAGTTCGACCAGGTAGCGACCGGGCTTTCTGAGGCCGAGCAGGACACCCGCCGGGCTCTGAAGTTTCCTTTCGAGCCGGGCATGGCCAGCCAGGAGTTTGACGCCACCGCCTTGCAGCGCCGGAATCGCGTGCTGGGTTTTGACGTTAACGGCAACCTGGCACTGGTGTCCGGCTTCTTTAACCGGGGTGACTGGCAGCCTTTTACCGACTACTTCCTGAACGATGTGGTACGCGACCCAGACACAACCAATCTGTATGTGAGTATTCTCGCGAAACACACCTCTGGCGCCGAGCCCGATTTTCTAAACACATCCATCTGGTACCTGGCGATTGACGCCAACACCGTCCGAATTGCCCGCATTGCCGCAGAGGCCGCCCGGGATGAGGCCGAACAATGGGCCAGCAGTCTAACAGTGGTTGAGAACGGTATCCGTGGCGCCGCTTTCTACGCTCTGGACGCGCAGGCCAGCGAGCAGTCAGCACGAGGTTCCAGTCTGGCCGTTGCCGCCGCCGAGAGCCGGGTGCTTCAGCTGGAACAGAGCGCCACGAGCGCAGAGAGGACAGCCATACAGTCGGCCAACAGTGCCGGCGATTCAGCTCAGGCTGCTGCGACCAGCGAAAACAACATTCAAGGCGTGGAGCAGCAAGTTAGCGACACCGCCGTTCAGGTGGGCGCCGATGCGCAAACAGCCACCGGGGCCGCCGCCGACGCTGCACTGGTGGCGCAGAGCATCAACGACACCACCACCATGGACTTTCTCAACTTTGAGTTGAACGGCCCGGATCTGATCGCGCACTTTGCCGGCTACTCCGACGCCAACAACTTCACCGTCAACGCCGCTGGCGAACTGGAGGTAACCTTATAATGCCGACCCTCAATCTAGGCCGTGTACGCTTCAACTGGAAAGGCGCCTACGCGCAGGGCATCGCTTACGTGGCATACGACGCCGTAGAAGATGATGGCCAGTCTTACGTTTGCATTGCTCCGATCACGGGCACAGGACCGAACGATTCCGGCGGCAGCACCTACTGGTCGCCTATGCTGGTTCGAAGCGCCGACTATAACCAGGCGCGGCAGGAAGCCATTGATGCGGCGGCAGCAGCCGGCGACAGCGCCAGTTCGGCCAGCGGTGACGCAAGCGCGGCTGGGAGTTCAGCTATCGCGTCCGCCGACTCCGAAGCCCTGGCTGAGAAGTGGGCAAGCGAGGCGGAAGACGTGGAAGTAGAGACGGGTAAGTTTTCCGCGTTCCACTACATGAATAAGGCCGCCGCCTTTGGCGATCCGAATCAATTCAACATCACCGCGGACCAGACGCTCGACACGCGGACAACCGCCGAGTGGATGGCAGCGTTACTGGCGGCTCAGCAGAAGGCGAACGACAACACGTCAGACATACTAAACCGCGCAAAGCTATCCGGCGGCGCTGACGCAAACTTCACGCTCATGCCACAAGTCGGTGGCGATCCTATTGTGTCATTTAAAGACACTGCCAAGC